GAGGTCGAGGACATCGCGCACAGGCTTCCACGGTTTCATATTTTCGTCGGGGAACAAGCCTTGGTTGTAGTTGGCAGGACATTTGGCATGTGTGGCTTTCGGGAAAGCGATAGGCAGACCATGCAAGGCGAACTGCCCGAAGAAACGCTTTCGACTGGTGTATGCACCATAATCAGCAGCATTGAGTATGCGCCAGTCGAAGTAATATCCATATTTGCAGACGTTGTTCACCCAACGGACATACGACTTTCCTTTGTCCTTGCTGATAGGGTGTCCGTTCTCGTCCATGTCGCCCCATGACATAAATTCCTCCACGTTTTCAATCTGAATGTAGTCGGGACGCAGAGCCTCGATGTATCGGAACAGATGTTCTGCAAGTGTACGGCTGTCAGCATCGCGTGGCATCCCTCCCTTTGCTTTACTGAAGTTGGTACATTCAAGTGAAGCCCATAGTACCAGGTAAGCATCGGGATGGAGTAATCGCATACGTTCTGTGTGTGCAACGAGTGGAGATAGTTCCAATGTACGTATGTCCTCCGTGAAGTGGAGCGCGTCGGGATGGTTGGCAGCGTGGGATGCTATTGCGTTGGCATCGTGATTGACACAGGCTATGACCTTGGCACACTTATCACCGTGAAAGGTTGCCTTTTCAACACCTGTACTGGTGCCGCCAGCCCCACAGAACAGGTCTATATATAGGAGTTTAATATTTTCAGTCATTATCGAATAAAGTTGGTTCTTGATTTTGTTTTTTAAGGTAATCGTCGCCACGCTTGATGTAGGCATCAACACTGCGTTCAAGTGAGCGAGCCTTTTGTAAGGCTTCGTGAGAGCGCGTAGAGAAGTATTCCCTTTGCGCCTCACGCATAGCCTTGACAAGGTTGAAGAATTGTAAGCGTCCGTCAGCCATGATTAAAAGTTATCAGTTGTGAACTTGATTTGCTTTTCGCTCTGGTCGTCGCCACTGCCTTTGCTTTCACTTCTGAAAACAAAGTCAGCCCATTCCTCGGTGAATTGCCTACCTGCGTAGGCTGCGAGTTCACGAGTTCTGAAGACAAGCCGAGAGCCGTAGCTGGAGTACGAGTACGAAGCATCGTAATGCGCGTAGACGTACACGAGGCCGAAGCTCGCGTACGTGTTGAAGCCGGAGCGAAGAACACAACGCCCTTTTTCCTCGTCGTCTAACTTGTCGTACTGTTCTTTGGTATAGAGATAGAACCAAGGACAGTAGCGGTATTCGCCTTTCTCGAACTTCGGTTCCCAGCCCTCATTGAGAGCAGCAACGATGATACGGAGTTTGAGGTAGGCAATGAGGTCTTGTGTTATATCAAGGTCAACATTTACTACGCCCCAATACTCTTTGACTAACGGATGCTCATCACCAAGTGCTTCGCGAGCATCTTCAAACGTTTTGATACGTTCTGTTACAGGACGGTTATCTTCTTTCGGTTCGTCAACGAGTGTGAGAACACCGTTAATCCACTCGGCACGTTTGCCGTCGGGAACAGGGATTGTTATTTCTTTACTCATGGTTACTGTGCTTTAGATGGTTGTTTACTCATGTCTTTCACGCAGATGTGCGAGCCGTCGGCAAGGATGAGCTTCTTGCAGTCGGTTGGTTCGCTTGAGCAGAAGTCACACTTGCCAGCATCTACGATGGTGAGACCGACGAGGTTGTCACGCATCTTCTGTGCAGCGGCAGCAGCTTGTGCAGCCTCCTCTTGTTTCTGTTCCATCTTAGCCTCGTCGATACGCTGACCGAGAATTTCGACATAGGCGGACATTGCGCCACACAGGGCGTGCAACTTTGCCTGTTTCTCTTTGGGCAATGCTCTGAACTCCTCAGACATCAAGAACGTGTGCAGCTTCAAAACGCGCTCCTTGACATCGGCATACTCAATACGCATACGGTCGAGGTATGTGTCAGCAATCTTGTAAGCCTCCTCAAACGTCTCTTTGGGCGACCATGACTTGTAGCCGTCCGTGTACTCAACGAGGTAGCCGTCTTCGCCACCCTTTGCGTCAGCAAGGCTGCGGTTCAACACTTTCTCTGCTTCACTCTTTGCCATCGGCATAGCCATGATGGTCTTTGTTCCAATGTAATTTTTCATTGTCTTTTGATTTTTAATTGTTGTTATAAGGGAAATAATCCATGTACTTCGTTTCGCTGACAGCCTCCAGTACCACTTCAACGAGCCAGCCTTTGATATGCTGCTTATAGCGGTCGCGAGCATCATCAACACTGGATGCTTGGATAATGATGTACTGCGCTTGCTTTTTTTCCTTGGCGGTTTTCTCGTCAATGGTGATGAGGCTGTGCTTAACTTTGTAGAACTTATCTGCAGACGCATCGTCAGTAGTTACGACTTCTGCAATGTTGGTAATCTTCTCTGTTACCACTCTGAACTCGCCACTGATGTAGGCTTCCATTTCCTCTGTGGCACGCTTTTCCGCTTCTGTGAAAGAGATAGCATCTAAAAGGTAATTCTCTGTTACTTTGCGAATAACACCGTCTTCCATTGTCTTGTCGTAGCGGACACCGACTTCAAAATAACTGTTCATGATTTAGCTGTTTTGGTTTGTTTCTTCTGTTACAATCTCGTCCAGCGTTTTGTGTATGCTGGTTTCAATAGTGCTAATGTGTTCCGTGATGATGTTCTCAATGTCGGCACGCTTGATTTTGAGCGCGACTTCCGAGCCATCAGCGAAACGTAGGCGCATTTGACAATCCATGTCGGGATTGTTCGTCAACTTGTCCTGTGCTTGCAGCAGTGAAGCGCGAGAGCAGAACAGCGGTTGGAGTTCGGGAATGAAATCTTTTGTCATACTGTTTTGATTTTATTGGTGAATAATAAGTGAATTATCTTCGGCTATCCCCTGTGAGTGGGATGATGTTGTACGTCTTAAAGCGGTCGAGCAGTCGTCCGAAGCCATCCTTGTATTTCTGTTTCAGTTGCTCGGTGGTGAGGTTGGTCGTAAGGTGTGCCATCTTATGGTACTGCGTCCATATCTCGTTACGAGCGTGAAGAAACTCACTTGTCAGCGTTTCGGTGTCGGTGCCGTAGAATTTCGTGGACTGTACGCCGATGTCGTTGAGGCAGATGTTTACTGGCATACACTGGAAGCCTTTGTTTTCCTCCTCGTTGAAAGTGTAGCGGTCGAGGTTGTTGTGCAGTGTATAGTAGTTTACCATCTGTGTTACTGACAGGTTGTAGAAGTAGCGAGGGTTTTCCGTGATGCGCAGATACTCCGAGAAGATTTGCATGAGCAGCGTCTTACCAGTACCAACAGCACCTTGCAGCATGATATGCTTGTGGAGCTTGTAGCCGCGTCCGGGGAACACCTCTTCTGCCAGCGGACAGCCGTTGAAATAGTAGGTGAGGAAGCGCAGCACGTCGCGGTTGTTATCATCGACGACGAACTTACGACGCTGATGTGCCAGTACCACGTTGTTTGCTACCCACAGGACGGTCTTTGCGTGAGCGTTGAAGATTTCCTCATCATCAAGCGCACCTGCCCTTTCCTGTTCGCGCTGCATCCTACGCCATGCAGTATCAATGATGTTGCTTAATCTCTGGACTTCACTCATAGTTGTTTATTGTTAAGAGTTATACATCTTTGCTTCCGAAGCCACCGTCATACTGATAGTCTGCAGTTGATGGCGGTTCTGTTTCATTGATGGCAGTCTTGCCTTTTGCCTGTTGCTTGTCTTTAACCTTAATGCGCATTGTGGCGATAAGATGTTGAGACCAGTCGGTGTAACTGTTATGCTGTTTCTCTGACATATTCCACTCGGCGACCACTTCGGCAGCAAGTTTGCGCAACTTGGGGAGTTCTTCGGGTTTCATTCCAAAGTTCATCAATAGCACTTCAATGTTTGCCTGATTGCTCTTGCGGAAGAAGCGAGTGAGGAACTTTTCATTGTTAGCAGTCTGCACTGGTGCAGGTGTCTCTTTCTGTACCATATTTGCAGCATTGCCGTCATTGTTAGTCCACCGTTTTTCTCCACCTTTCTTGCCTGCCTCGGAACGCTTTTTCTTGACTGCATCTTTCATACCCATACGGCGTGAGAAACTCTCGGAGTAGAAGCACTTACCATCGTCGGTAAAGGCGAATAACCCGAAGTCCTCAACCACAGACTTGACAAGAGCAGCATCCACACGAAGGTCAAAGGCTATCATATTGTAATCTTTGACACTCATATAATCTGCCTCCTCCCTCAGTCGCTCCAGTATCATGAAGTACACACCATATCCAGCAGCGTTGTGACGCATACGCAGACGGATAATTTTCTCATCGTTACGCGCGCTACTGTCATGGGAGAAGTAGTTGGTTGTCTTTACTTGTCGCTTTGCCATAGTTTGGTAGGATTAACGTTCAGTGATAGAAATTCCGTGGACGTGTAACATCAGTTTGCGTTTGATGCGGTACACATCAGTTCGCAATCCCTTTGTGTCCTCGACCACAGTCTTTCCGTTCTTGTCGGTATAGACAAAATCAGCGATGTAGTTGCAGGCACGTTCAAGTACTTTGCCATCGGCACCGCGTTGTGCCGGTATGAGTTCGTAGGAAACCTGTTCACGCAGATTGGTGATAAGTCCTGCACGTTGCATCAGTCGCAATTCGTTGGCGCGTCTATGTTCCTTGCGAGAGGCATAGCCACCCGACTTCTGAGCGTGATACTTGTTGTTTCCCTTGCTCTTACGGAAGTATTGCGTAACGTCCATGATGGTTGATACGTTCTTTAAGTTCGTTGTATGCGATGAACTTCACTTGCTTGGTAGGTGGCAGCATCATCGTTGTGCCTTTGCTGATGTTACGTGCCGGTTTGGCTGCACGCTGCACTGTCTTGATTGTGCCGAAGCCACGCAGCAGGATAGGTTCATCCTTGGCGAGTGCATCCGCAATAATCTCAATGATACCCTCGACGGCGTGAGTAGCCTGTGATGGGGTGAGGTTGGAACGATTAGCCAGTTCCTTGGCGATTTCTCTTTTTGTCATTGTTGTGATTTTTTATTTGTTATACTTCTTTTCTTTTTCAGTTGCCCATGAAGCAGCCATATTTGCCGCAAGTCTTCTTGTTGGCGGAGTGTAGTAGGTGCTTGCCCTTTCCTTACCATATCCAACAGGCGAGGCAGCTTTTCAATGAGCAGGTCGAAATGGCGGTTAGAGATTTCAATCATGTCACTTGAAGTTTATGATTTCATCCAGTAAAGCCTGTCTGTCCGTTCCGCAGAGGTAGCGAGTGAGAACCAGGTCAACGCAGCGGTTATAGAAACGCTCAAACTCGGTGTTGTCCATTGCAGCAAAGCTGATGCTTCCAGTCTTTGCGATGGGTCTGCCGTTGATATAGACTATCTCTGCCATTCCGAGGTCGAGTTTCATGCTGGTCAGCATATCTTCCTCGGAGTGTATGCCAAGGTCTTGCTCCATCCACTCGGGCAAGTTCTGATAGCAGAGGCGAACGAGTGCAAAGAATTTCTTGTGAAACTCATAGTTGCGAGGTTTCTTTATGGTACAGAGGACTGTATCACCCAGTTTCAGACGCTTCTTCTCGTCGTAGTCGCTCTCGTACATGGGCACAAGACCTTGGTCGGTTACTTGGCAGTAAATATCCATTGGCAGTTTAATCAGTCGAAATACATTTCAATAGGCTTTCCTTTCAGTAATGGTCGCTTCTCCAACACTTTGCTATACACGTCTTCCATGCTGATGCGGAACGCAGGGCAGTAGCGGTAACGCAAGGTGAAGACGAAGCGACCATTAAGCATGATGTCAAAGAATAGCGTTTTCATGAGGCTGTGAATTATGGAAGATGTAGTTGGCAAAGCGCACAGGGCGACCCGTAATTCTTGACTTTGCCTCAACCATAGTAGTACTGATATTCATACCATCTTTGCGCAGGTCGAATATAACCGCGCCGAGACGATAACAGCCGTATTCGCGCAAGGCGGTGAGAGGTTCAATGCTGCCAAATTGTTGCAGATGCTGCAGGACGAGTTGCTTCTGTGTTACTTTGTTGTCTTCCATAATGCAGGTTACTTTATGAGGAAACGGCGTGAGCCAGCCACGGTACACTGATAGTCGGCGTAGAGTTCCGGGTGTTCGGCTGCAAACTGCTTCTCGTTAAACTTCATGCTATCCTTAGCGGTCTTCCAAGTGGCAACAACGATGGGGTTCTGTTCCTTGGTGCCAGCCATGCAGAGGGTGTCTGCATCCGCCATGAACGTCTTCACGCGGTCTTCGATTTCTTTCTTCTGCCGTGTGAGTTCGTCGAGTTGAGGCTTGATGCTTTTGAGAATGTTGAGGTCGTCCATCAGTTCCTCCGTGACCTCAACAGTCTTACCAGTAGTAGAACGAGGGAACTTGATTTGAATATCGTCAATGGTTGTTACAGGTGGCTCTTGGTCGCCGACGATGCAGTCGCGCCAAAACTTTTCAAGTCGCTCCACCATGTAAGCGTAGAAATCCGCGTCGAAGTCGATGTCACGATAGCCGAACTTGCGACCGCGTATGAGCCAAGCGAGTGAGCCTTGACGGTAGCCCATCACACCGAGTTGGTACATGAGTTGACAGAACCAATGCTTAGGCACGTCGGTTTCGTCAATTTCCAGTTGTGTAGTCTTACATTCGAGAATACCTTTGTTGTCATTGCTGTGCTTTCCCTCCAGCCAATATGTGCGGTCGGGAGAGACACGCAGGAAGTCGCGTTCTGTATCGACTGCGAGCCAGTCGCCCTCAGAAGCCTTGATAACCTGCCGTCCGCTTTCTTCTTCAAAGTAGGTTGCGACTGCACTTTCAAGAATGTGTCCGGCTCGCATGGCTTCGTTTTCCTCTACGCGAGGTGACAAGCCTTTCTTGCGTCGCCAAAGCTGGTAGGGGGTTTCCCAAGGGTTCACTCCGAGGATTGTGCCGACTTCTGATGAGCCGATACCCTTTTCACGTTGTGCCAGCCATCCTTGACGGTCTGCTGGTCTTATGATTTGAAATGCCATAATTGATTACTTTTTGATGGTTACTGATTGAAACTTGGAAATGTGGGCAGATGCTACTCGGTGTTTTCACACCTGCCCACTGGGATACTCGGTTATTGCTTTGCGAACAGTTCGCCTGTTTCGGGGTCAACACGCTGTCCGTCGGCGGTCTCTACTGGAGCAGGTGCTTTGTAGTTCGTCTTGCGAGTGGTCTGCTTTTGCATTGCAGCCGTGATAGCATCGACAGGCTTTTCACTGGTGTTTGAGGCAGGAGATGGCGCAGTAGCTTGTGCGGCTGGCTGTGCTGGTGCTTGTTCTGTACCTGCATTTTCATCGGTTGGAGCATCGGTAATTGGAGGTTCGGGAATATCGTCGCCCTGTGACGATGTGATAACAGGTGCATCCACGATTTCCTCAACGACGGCATCCTCTGCTTCTTCCTTGGTAAGAAAGCCCATAGAGATTTCGGGAGCATAGGCGCGAGACCAAAAAGCAGCAGCGCGATAGATAAGCATCTGGTCGGGTATGGTGAGCCACTTGGAGCCGGACTTCTTAGTCCATCCCTCCTTGTCTGCTATTTCCATTGTTATCCATACGGAACAAAGAGCCTCCTTGTGTTCCTTGTCTGACTTCTCATAGGCGTATGCACGGCAACCATATTGCTGTGTTCCGCGTTTTCCGATGAACTGGTAACGCAGCGGAGTAAAACGACCGCTCATGTTGATGCAGGAGATAAGGAACTTGGAAGACCATGCAGGGTTTCCATTGACGATGTAGAGGTTCTGCATAACCATCAGTGGATTGGCTTGCATACGTTGAGCCATGTCGATAGCAATAACACAGTTGCCGATGTTGCCGCGATAGGCTTGCGGAACGATGGTTGATTGCACGTACATGTTTGCCATACGCTGTTGGATTTCGAACGTCTTCTGCGCTTGATAGGCAGGGTTCAGCAGGAGTTCACGGCTCTCCTGTACGGTAAGTTGCTTTTCTTCTTTTGCCATAACTTTTTAGAATTTGAAATTGAACATAAATGGTGATACTTAAAGTTTGTCTATGTAGAAGCGGATGCACTCGGAGGTGTTGACGCTCGTCATATAGTCATACTGAAAATCGTCCTTTGTACCTTTGGGGTTGCGACGGAGTATCGGATGATTGAGGACATGCAGCCACATGTCATTCAGTTTTTCACGCGCAGCAGCCTTTGCCCTGTGATTGCAAGCCTCCTGTGTGAAGCGGTGAATAACGCGAGGGTGCTTGCCGTCGGTAGTTTTGTAAATTGCGTAATCCATATTATTTTGTCTTATGAGTTTTCTTGTAAGCCTCAGCCCATATCTTCTGCATATCTTCATCTTCATGCTTCATAGCAATTTCGGAGTTTAGTTTCAACTTCATGAACATGCAGCGTTTCTTATCAGTGCCGAAATAGAGGCAGTTGTTTAATACATCGGGTATCGGCGACATAGGCGACATGAATGTGTATTGTCCCATGAACTGGTCAACAAGCCAACCAACATGTTCAATCCATCTGAAACAACCGTCATGGAGTTGTCTTAACTCCAAAAGGTACTCCTTTGATTTGTCAGAACGAATACGAGGCATAAGGTAAGATTTAGCGTTTGAAGTAATCTTGTTGCGTCTGCTGAAGAAGTCGTAAGTCTGCCATGCAATACTCCACTTTGCCCGGACGCTTGCAAGGGTGTATGCGTCCATCGTTGCGCCAGCGGTCAACATTGGCACGTCCGAAGATGGCGTAAGCCTTTCGTTGGCTGACCGTCTTAGGGTCTGCTTCTGCACGCTGCATCTTGCGGACAATGCGAGAAGAAAGGTCGTCCATGAATGTCTCGTAAGACACTACCTTGTCGGGAAATTCAAGATGAAGCATAGTTTATTCGTTCTCGATGGTAAATTCAAGCGAGCAATCGTAGCAGTGTGCGCACTGGTTTCCTTCATGGTTGGTACCGAAGTCAAGAACTTCATCAGAGCCACAGGCAGGGCAGGGTATGTCAACATACTTAACCTGTGAACGCAGGTGGCTGACGTAAGCAGAGCCGACAATGATAGTCAAAACAAGTGCAGCGATGGGGAGAATGTTCTTTTTCATAGTGGTTACTTTTTGAGGTTACGTGTGATGATAATGGTGGCACCGTTGTCGGGTGTGGTTATCTCAAACTCAACAAAGCCAGCACGCTGGTTAAGGCGTGTGGCTGCACTCTTGACCGTGCTATAAGGCGAGAAGTCCTTGCACGATACTGTTACCGTTCCTCCCTTTTCAACCGTCAAAAGGCTTTCGGGAGTGTTAACTTGCGTTTCTCGAACGACGC